AGTTAATGCGTTTGTTTTCCTGTACACTGCCCCGTTCCACGCGAGATGTTTTCTAAGTACATCGGCATCGATCTGGGCACAGCCAACGTGCTCGTGTACGTCAAAGGCAAGGGCATCGTGCTCAACGAGCCGTCGGTGGTCGCCTACTCGGCTTCCGACAACAAGGTCGTTGCCGTTGGCTCCCATGCCCGGCAGATGCTTGGCGTTGAAGCTGCGGTCGAAAAACGCGATCGCCTTGCCGAAAAGAACCACAGGATGCGGCGCGCGGCGCCAGAGCCACTCGTCGTAATCGGGGACGTAGCGCATCGTCTGGCTCGGCATGTCCGAGCGGCGCACCGTGGCGGTTAACAGCATGCGCTTGAAGTTGGCCGGCAGCGGGAAAGCCTCCGCGCCGGTCCACACCGCGCCGGGGTCGGGCCGCGGCGGCACCCACTGCGCGTCGCCGACATTGGTCGCGGCGGCTTGCAGCTCCTGCCAGTCGCGCGTGTCGTAGGCGATGCGCTGGCCCATCTCGTTGGCGAGCGCGAGCATCTCGGCCATGGTGCGGTTAGAGCCAATCGCCGCCACGACAGAGATTGGCTGCGTGACGCCGACGACGGCGCAGACGTCGCGCACCACGGTGAGCAGGCTCATCAGGCCGCCTTGCTGGGTTTAATATCCTGCGCCAGGCGCTTCAGTGACTTGTGACCGAGCGCGCCCGTGGGCGCGATGCCGGTGTGGGTGGTGATGTACTCGCGCAACTGGTCGACCGTCATCTCGTCGTAGTCGTCGACGGCCGCGGCCGGCGCCGTGAGCACCTTGCGCTGGCGGTCCTCCTCGAGCACGGCATTGCGCGCGCGGAGCGCCTCCAGCTCGGCCACGAGCTGCTGGTTCGGCGCGCCCGCCTTGCTGGTGGCGATGAACTCCATGGCGGAGTTCTTCATGTTGCGCCCCTCGGGGCCGAGGTTTTTCAGCTCCTGGCCGTCAATCAGCGCGAGCTGCTCGACCGTGTAGACGTTCTGCGCGCGCAGTTCGGCGCGGCGCGCCTCGGTCAGGGTCAGCAGGTAGTCGAGCGGCGTGCCGGTCTTGGTCTGCGCCGCCTGGTCCTTGAATTGGCGGTACTGGTGCTTGAAGCGCTCGGCGTAGGTGATCTGCCGCTCGGACCCGGTGAAGGGGTCGCGGATCCACTGCGTCGACATCGCCGTCGCCGGGAAGTGCCTGACGGCGGACGAGCCGGGGAGGCGGATCTCGCAGATCTCGACGTCGTCGTGGATCTCGCGCCCCTCGGCGAGCGACTTCTCGTCGTTCTTGTAGGACTTGTGCATGAACAGGACGACGAGCGCCTCGTCGGTGTGCTGGTTCGGCAGTGCCATTGCGTGGTATCTCCGTTAAAGGGTCCGCGACCGCCGCGCGGGAAGGATTGGCGACGGCCGCGGGGAGTACCGGCGGGGGTGGATGGGGGTCCGCGTGGGTCCCCGCCGGGTCGCTTGCGGCCTTACGCGGCCGGGTTCGAGTCGTACAGCCGCCAGTTGAACAGCGGATTGACCATGGTCAATTCGCCCATCCAGCCGATGAACTGCGCAATCGCGTCTTTATCGATCGGCATTTGTCCTTCCCCATCAAAGACTTTGTCGAAGTTCCTGTTGGGGTGGTAGCGCAGCCGGAGCGAGTCGGTGTTGATGCCGAAGGTCGTGTTTGCCGGCATGTTACTTCCAATGCCGCCGTCGAGTACAATCTCCGCGCGCTTGCCGCCGCCGATATATTCGAGCGCACTGAAGCCCAATTTACCGAGCGAGGTGTCGCCCTGCTGGCGCTGGATGGCGACGGTTGCGGCGTCGTAGGCGGCGTAGTGCTCGGGGGACATGATCAGGAGGTCGGCGTAGTCGCGGCCGCGCGAGCGGTCGGTCATCACCTTGTTGAGCATGGGCCGGATGGTGGCCGAAGTGACCTGCGTTCCAATCGCGCTGAGCGATATAGATCCCGCACCGCCTGAGGCGTCGTAAGTGCTCGTGCGCCAGATCGTGGCCGTGTTGCGGTCGATGCCGCCGTAGACGCCGGAGGTCGTGACGATCGGAATGGCCGTAGCCAGGCCGGTAATTTGCTTTCCACCGTTCGCCGTCCCGTCGCTGTAGAGCCCCGCGTCCATGGTGTCCTCGAGCGAGCGCTCGGCGGCCGCCATGTAGCTGTCCAGCACGTCCATCAGCTGGCTGTCGCCCTCGTTGTTCAAAATCTCCTGCATTGACAGGATGATCGGGACTACAACCATTTTTGGATCATACACGGCATCGTTGAATAGATCGATTGCTGGGTTCAACAATTGATCGTATCCAGAATACCACTGTGCAACCTGTTTTCCAACCTGTAGTGTCTCTCTGATGCGAGGACCACTATAAGTTTTCCAGGCGCCTTTGCGTCGGAGGACTGCAAGCAACGCGTTATTGTTGGAGACGAGATCTTGGTAGCTGCTCGACCGCTCCTCGACGGCCATAGAGAGGATCTGTTGGTACTGGGTGGCACTCGTCACATTCGGCATCGTGGCTCCCCCGTGGGGCTATGGGTTTACGTCATAGGCCACCCTTCACATGGCTGAGCGCGTGCTCCAGGGCGTCCCTGCGAGATACCGGCTTGCCATTGCGCGCGGCCCCGTTCGGGGCGCCACTCGGGCCGCCGGAAATACTTTTGTCTGGGGCGCGGGTCTGAGCCGCCGTCGTGCCGGTGCGCGTCTGAGGCGCCGTCGTCCCCGCCAGGAGTTGTGCCCGGCGGTAGGCTGTGTCCAAGTCGAAGCCCAATTGGACTTCGCTGTGGATCAGAGGTCCCAGTCTATCAAAGTCGGGGTGACGGTCAGCGTACTGATCAACGGCACCGCGCTTGATCTGGAAGTGAGCCGCATACTGCATCCGCCTATTTTCATTTTCAAGGGCCTCGATGCGCTGCTGTTGCTGCTGAAGCTGAAGCTGGTGCGCGGTGGCGGCATTGCGCTGGCTGATCAGCTGCTTTTGCTCGGGCGAGCGGGAGAGGTAGTCGTAGCAGATGTCCGCGAAGGTGATCTTCTGTCCGTCGGGCGTGTGCAGGTTCAAATTGTGCGCGATCACCTCGAAGCCGCCGTGCGGGTCGGTGCGCAGCTTCTCCTCGATGCCGACGTGGTTCTCGAGCACGCGCGCCAGGTTGGTGCCCTGCTCGTGCGCCATCTTCACGTAAGGCGCGATCGACTGCATGTAGTCATGCGCGCCCTTGTACTTGCGGAAGGCCTGGTCGACCTCGCGGTACATGCGGTGCGCGTCGGCGCGCACTTCGTCGGGCACCTTGTCCCACATCGCCGCCGCGCGCGGCGTCATGCGTGGGAGCGGGTGGTGGTGCGCGGGGGAGCCGGGCGGGGGGACGTAGGGCGAGGCGACAGGTTGCGTACCGGGCCTGGCCGCTTCCTGCCGCCCCGCCTCCACGCCGGCGGGCTGCGGGCCTTCCGGCGTAGCCTTGGGAGCGAACCGGCCGCGGTCGCGCGGCTGATCGCTCGGTCGCTTTTTCAGGGAGAACTGCTCGTCGGGGGTGTCCTCGGGCGGGTGATTGTCCCCCTTCTTGGCCTCGCGCGCGGGGGTCGGGTGCTCGGTCTTGTGCTTGGCGAAGGCGCGCTCGATCCCCTCGCGCCGGCTCTCGGGCCGTCCGTGCGGCTTCTCGCCGGGCTGGACCGGGACGGGCGGCGCCTGCGGCCCGATCGGGGCCGGTGTCGACGTCGGGTTCTGATTGACCGGAACTTCCGTTACGGCGGGCGCTGCGGCGGGCGCAGCCGCGGGCGCGGGCGCACTGGGCGCGATGGCGACGTCAGACATTTAAACTTCTCCCGAAATTGCGGTCAGTCTGACCGCACTCTGTACCCGGCCCGGTACTTCTCGGCGGCAACCTTGAGCGCCGCCTTGCGGCGGGCCCGAGCCTCCGGCGCTGAACTCGGTCGTGTCTTCGGCTTCAGTACTTCGGTCCCGACCTCGGTCAGGCCGAGCGCGCGCCCGGTGGCGCGGAAGGCGGCCTTGGACGTGTAGAACCGCCCGTCGACCTGCTCGGTCGGCGGCATCTCGTCCTTGATTACGTAGGGCCGCGGCAGGTCGCTGCGGGCCGCGGGCGTCCGCCCGCGGTCGACAACGAACCTGCCGGGCTCGATCTCGATGAACTGCGTCCTCATGCGGGCCACCCCGCCGTGACACCCGCCGGCACCGCGCCGACGAAAGCAGACGCACCAAAATTCATGGTCACCGCATCATTGGCTGTGGTGCCTGTTGAAGCCAACACGTAGAGGCCGCCACTCAAGGCACTGATGCTCAGGCCACCAATTCCGGTCGCGGGGTCGGCAGTTCCGCTGTTATTCCAGTTGCCTACCGGGGCCACCCGGAACCAGATCAACCGCGCAGTCGTGTCGACCACAACTCCAAGGACATCATTAACGGCACGAGTGCCGAGAGATACACCTGTATTAACGTTATTTACAAATATAACGCCTAATCTCGTAATCGAGGCGGCTCCGGTAGTATTACCGTTTATAGTCGCCAAGGCCGCCGCAGCCGTGCAAACACCAAGAGCCTGGCTGTTGTTGATAATAGCCGTCAATTTGCCTTCAAAATAATTTTTGCCTGCGCTGATTGCCTTGCTGCCTCGCGCGCCGCCCGTTCCTACCTTGCCTGTTACTGTAAGATTGCCGTTGCTCAGTAGGACGTTGACAATGTCAGCAGGGTTGAACGTGTCATAAACAACCGGCGGCACCGTCACCCCAATCGTCTCAAACACCACCGGCAGTCCCGGCATGCCGATGACCTTGGTCACCGGCACGCCGTACTTGTTCGCCGCCTCCGTCACGGGCGTGCCAAAGGCGGCCTCCACGACAGGCATGCCGCCCGACGCGACTGTGACGACTGGCAAGCCCATCTATTTCCCCGCCGTCGCCGCCTTGACGGCCCACATGGCCGCCTCCTCGGCGCGGGTCTGCGCCAGCTCGATCCAGCGCAGCACCTCTTTGACGTCGCTGTAGGCGTGCGCGTCGCGCTTCAACTCCTCACAGGCGTCGATGAACTTCGCCGCCTGCTGCTTCAAGAGGTCCACCGCCGATGAGGCGGAGGGGTTGAAAGTCGCGCGCACCCGGCTCGCGCCGAGCGTCTGGGTTCCGTTGCTGGTCATCGTTTTCCCTTCTGCTTGCCCTTCTGCCGCTTGTGGGCGGGCTCGCTCTTCTTCGGCTTCGGCTTCTGCTTCTCGCGCGCCTGCGTGCCGCGCCCCGCCGCCGCGATCTCGAAGGTGAGCACGTCGGAGAGGTCGTCCCCGCGCTGTACCTCGACATCATAAGTGCCCGGCGCCGGCGCGATCGGCACGTCGGCCTCCAGGGTCGACGTGGTGAGGAACGTGGTCGGCATCTCCTCGTCGTCGAACAGCACCACACAGCTCGGCGTGAAGTTCTCGCCAGTCAGCGTGATCTTGGTGCTGGTGATCTCCTCGGGCTGCACCGGGATCACGTCGGGGTCGATCGAAGTCAGCACCAGGGGCGGCAATTCGGCCCCCTCCGGGACCTGGTTCGGGCCGTCCTCGCCGGTGAACACGCGCGAGCCGGGCGGCTCGTTGATGCTCTGAAGGCGATCAGGAGCCCCCAGGTCGCCCGCCGTCGGCTCCAGCGTGGCTGCCGGCGGCGGAGCTTCTCCGGCCTGGCTCTCCATGCCGAGGGACTTGGGGTCGACGATGCCGCCCGGGTTAAGCGCGCGGTGGAGCGGGTCCCCGACCTTCTCCGCGGGCACGCTCGGGATCGCCGGGTTGACGTTGTCGCGGGTGAGCTGTCCCGGGCGCCGCGTCTGGTCGAGCTTGTCCTCGGGCTTGGTGCGCTCGATGTAGTCGAACGGCTTCTCCTCGAGCAGGCGATCGCGATCCTGCCCTTCCGCCCGCTGCACCGGGCGCTGGTCGCGCTCGCGGCTCTTCTCGTGCTCTTGCTCCGCCTCGCGCGCTTGCTGCGCGCGCTGCTTGTCGTTGCGGCCGTCGTCGTACGTGCGTGGCGTGGTCATGTGAACACCCAGTTGGTTGGCGCGGTCTGTGCAGTGCCAACGCCGTTGTCCACCGTGATCGCGCGGTTGCCGGCGGTCGCCTTCTTGGGGGCGTTGGTGACCGTCAACGAAGTCGCCGACACATAGTTTGTCGTCTGTAGCACGCCGTCGACATAAACCCGGCTGGCGCGGGTGTAGCCGGTGCCGGTGACGGTCAACAGCGTGGTGCCGGCGCCCGAGACGCCGCCGGCCGAGACGCTGGTGATGGTCACGGTCCCGCCGCCGAGGAAGGACGGGTGGCTCGCGTTCGGGGTCGAGGTGTAGTTCCCGAGCACCGTTACCGACTGCGTCGGACACTCCGCGCGCGAGCCCGGCGCCGTCGATATTACCTCGGTGCCGGCGGCCTCGTGCGCCACCGAGGTCGAGGCCGGCACCGCGCCGTTGGCGGCGCCGGGGTAGGTGCCCTCGGTCCCGCCCGCGGTCGCGCCGGAGCCGGACGCGAGAGCGGCCGTGTTGGCGGCGAACGCGGTGAGCGAGCCCGCGGTCCCGTCGTCGAAGTAGGGCGGCGGCGCGGTGTCGAACTTGGTGTTGTCGTAGTAGTCCGCCATCGTGGTCTTGGTGAAATTGGGCGGGTTCGGCGGCGTTGCGCCGGTGCACGAGAAATTGGTCGGGGGCGTGGGGTTGGGCGGGGTCACGGTCAGTGCGCTTTGGGCCATTGTGCCCTCCTTTTGGGGTTGCTAAGATACGGTATGGACAACCTTGAGCAGACGATAGCCCGGCTGATCGAGCGCAAGGACGCCGCCGAAGAAGGCTCGGCCGAGTGGCGCATGGCCGTCCGACAGCTGCGTGGTCTGCATCACACCTGCGAAGAGGCGGGGCCAATCATTGAAGACCTTGACCCGTTCGCGTGGGGCTGCGTTCACTGGTGATACTCCGATTGATCGGCAATCGAGCCGAACGATTGCTTGGCCGCCGCGCCGGCGCCAACAGACCCCAACAACGCATAGAGCGGGATCTCGCCGCGGATCACGCCGCGACTTAGCACATCCTGTGGCGACATGCCGGTGAGCCGCGACGTGCGTTCGATGCTGTCATTGATCGTCTCTATGAACGGCTTGCCGCGCGTGTACTTTGGATCCTTCATGTTCTTGAAGCCCGACCAGGCGACCGCCTGATACTCCTGCGGCGAGACGCCCATGCGTGCGGCCTCATCAGCGAGAACAGCCTCGTACATGCCGTAGTGTCCGGGCGGCGGCACCGTAACGCCGGGCGTCATGCCCGAGGTCATCTGCTCGTCCATGGTTGCGACGTTCTTATTGCCGGTGAAGTTTTGGCTGAAATTATGCCGCTTCGGGTTGTCCTCGCCGAGCGCCGGCCAGCCGCCCTCGTTATAGAGCTTGTCGAACATCGCCATATTGCTGCCCGCGAAACGCCCACCGATCGGATACGGGTACTGATGCGAAGCCTCGGGCAGCGGCAGATTGTTGGTGCGTAAATAGTTTCCATATGCCGCCATCAGCCAGTTGGTGCGCGGATCGGCACCGCCGGTGGTCGCCGCCATCGATGTCGCGATGCGGTTCTGGAACTGCTTGCGCCCTTCCTCCGGCCCCAGCTCGTCGACAAACGCCTTTTCGAGCTGACCCATCGCGTACCAATTGTCGGCATTGGGGATCGTGGTGCCGCGCTCGTAGGCGGCGCGCAATCGCTCGCGCGAGGCCTCGCTGCCGATCTTTTCCATATGCTTGTCGATCGTCTCCTGCTTCGCCGGGACGATGCCAAGCGTGTCGGTGTTGGCGGGGTAATTGCTCGGGTCTACGTGGTAACGCTGCGCCGGGTCGAACATCGGCGTATAGCCGTTCTTCGCCATAGCCTTGCTGATCTTCTCGCGCTCTTTGAGAAACGCGGTCGTCTCCGGCGTCGCCGCCTTTTCAAAATAGGCCTTCTGTTTCTCGGGATCAAAGGCCGGCGCCGGCGGCCCCACCGGCGGGTATTGCTCGGCATACTGCGGAAACTTGGCCTCGGGCGGCGGCATGTTGCCGCCGATCGTGGCGCGCGGATTGGCGTCGATCGGCGCGGCCTCGGTCGTATAAGTCGGTCGCGGAGCGCGCTTACGGCCGCCTGCGAACAGCTCTCCGCCGCGCATCTCAACCTGCGTCAACGGCCCGAACGGGTTCTTGACCGGCGTTAGCGCCCAACCGAGCTGCGCCACACCCTCGCCGACGCGGTTCTGCGCGGCGGCATCGGCCTCGGTAATCGGTCCCTCGCCGCCAACGCGCGCTGACGAAGCGTCCACCAGTGTGCCGACCGGCGAGGTTAGACCCTGCGCGCCGCGCAGGAAGCCGCTCGATATTTGCTGCGCAGTCGACCCCAGCTCGCCCGCGTCGGAGCGCGCAACGCCGCGCGCCAGGCGCGCCGCCGCGGCCTCGCGCGCCCAGCGCGCCTCGTCCTCGGGCACATTGGGTGGGAAGGTTCCGCTCGGGTCATAGCCGTCGAGGCGGGCGAAGTCGCCGAATGCCATCACCGCCTCCGCATCATGATGCTGCCTAGCCCCTGCATGGGCATGTTGTAGCGCGCCTGATTGGTGAACTGCCCGAGCCGCGACTGATAGCGCGAGGCCTGCGGCGGCGCGATCATCGGCGGCGCTTTAGTCGAGAAGATCTTGTCGATGTCCTCCGGCGCCCAGGGCTCCGGTGCCTTGCCGGGCACGCCCGGCACCGGCGGCGTAAACGGCCGGTAGCCAGTGATGCGCGGGTCGTCGGGCAGGCCGAGGCCCTCCGCCAGCGCGTCGCGCACGGCCGGGCTCTGCTGGTCGAGAAACTCCTGCGCCGGCGTGGTCTTTAGGACGTCGTCGAGAATGCCCATCACTGCGCCCCCTGGTGCAGCATCACCAATACGCCGCACACCATCGCGAGCGCGATCAGCACGATGATGGCGGCGCGCTGGGTCATCACGGCTGCGGCCTCACAAGGTAACTCCACCACACGCGCCCGTGGCGCTCCCACAGCCAGATCACGATCGGCTCGTGCATCGCGCGGCAGTACGTCATCATAGCGATTGACCCCGCGGCGGCTGCATCAGCTTGAATTGCTGCGCGGCGCGCTGGTCATTGGAGCGCTGCTCCTGCTGCACGCGCTGATCCTGCGCGCGCTGCGCGTCGGCGGCGTGCTTGGCCTGTAGCGCGGCGATCTTCATGTTGTTTTGCTCGGCGTCGGCGCGCCGCTTCTCGGCCATCTCGATCATCTCTTGCTGGTGCTCCTCGCGGCTGTGGATCAGCTTGAGGTTATCCTGCTGCGCCTTGCCGCGCTCGACGCCCTGGCGCGCGTTCAGCTCGGCGAGCTTGATCTTCTCGTTGGAGGCGACCTTCATTTTCTCGTGGTTGTCGCGCATCTGCATCTCTTGCTGCTTCAATTGCGCGTCGGTCTGGTCGCGCGCCTTCACGGCGTCGGTCTTCATCTGCTCTATCTGGATCGCCGTCTTGTTCTGCGCGGTGACCGGGTCGTCGCCCTTCGGCTTGTCCTGCTCCTGCTTCATCAGCTCAATCAAGTTGTCGAGCGCGCCGTCGAGCGAGCGGCCGGCGCGGTAGGGCGCCATCGCGAACTTGAGCAGTTCGCCGGCTACTTCCGAACTCTCCGGCGTGTTGGTGACCATCTGCCCGACCTGTTGCAGCATCGGCGTGAGCACGGCCATGAACTCGGCGCGCCTCTCCTTCTCGCCGTTCTCGTCGATCATCACGGTCGAGTCGGTCTCGATGTCCAAGGTGAAGGCCTTGGCGCGGTTATCCTTGAGGAAGCGCATCACCTGCTCGATCGTCGGCGCCTCGTTGATCTTCTGCAACGCGGCCTGGCCGCTCTTCATGGCGCGCTCGAACTCCTGGGTGGCCTGCTGCACGGCCTGCGGGTTGCTCTGCTGCGCCTGCGCGAAGCGCGGGTCGGCCTGCGCCTGCTGCCACTGCTGCTGCTGCTGCATCAGCTCCTGGTGCAATTGCTGGATCTGCTGCTGCTGCATCGCCTGCGTCGGCAATTGTGTCTGGCTCATCTCGATCAGCGTCGTGGGATTAAATACATCGGTCATGATGTCGGACGAAATCACCACCAGGTCGCGCGCCACGCGCACCAGCGCCTGCTGCTTGTCCTTGATCCGCGTCGAGCCGAACTGGGTCTTGAGTTCCTGCGCGCCGAGCGTCTCGCGCGCGTCGGTAGACCCGCGCATGATGTCGGCGAGGCCGGTGATCTGGTAGATGTCGTCGATCGTCTGCTTGCGCGTCGTGATCAGCTGCGTGATCACCGCCGCGATGACCTCGATGGGCATCCAAATGATGGTCTCTTTCGAGCCGCCGAAGGCGGCCCAATTACTGATCGGCACCATCACCGCGCCCGGCGTCGAGATCTTGATCGCGGTCTCGATCGCCTCGGCCAACTCGCCGCCGCCGCCCGGGTAAAAACCTTTCACGGTGAGCGCGGACGAGAGCGCGTGAATGCGCCCGGTGAGGTCGTTGATTTCGTCGAGCTGGTCCTCGTACTGCAACACCTCGGGGACCGGGATCAGTGAGCCCGGCTGCACCGTGCCGTAGGCCGGGCACGGGCACGGGAAGAAGTTTTGCAGCTCCAGGTGCGGCTCGTCCTCGTCGAGAATGTCCTCGCACCCCTTGGCGACCCACACGACCCTCTGCTCGCCCTTGTGCCAGATCTCCCAGAACTTGGCGCGCTCGCGGTTGTCAGTGCCGCCGATCTCCTTGGCGTCGCGGTCGACCTTGTACTCGGCGTCCTGGTAGGCGTAGCCCGAATACTTTTTAAAGCGATCGCGCGCCTGGGCCCTTGTGAGGTAGCTCGCGGCCGCGACCCACTCGACCTCGTACCAGCAGCGCGAGAGCGAGTGCAGGAAGTCGCGACGGCCCTTGTGATCGACGCAGACCTTCTCGTAGGAATAGTATCCCTTGCCCTTTTTCTCGTAGCGGCACCACGGCACGCCGCGGCCGTAGAGCACGACGTCATCGCGCACTTGCAGCATCAGGTCATTGATGCGCGCGAGATCGAACGACACCACGCAGCAGCGCTCGAGCAGCTCGCTGGCGGCCTGGTAGACCGGGCGCCTGTCCTTAAATTTCGGCACAACCACAGGTACAGGCGGCTTGGCGTAGATTGACGGCTTGATGACCTCGGTGTTGGCCCAGAACATTTGAAATTCACGCGCGCGGGCCTTGCCGGTGAGCCGCTCCAGATTGGCGAAGCGCTTGTCGATGTTGTCGCAGTGGTCGTTCCAGTCGTCGAATGCCTTCTCGCTCTCCTCGAGCAAGTTCAGCCAGGCCTTCGCGCTCTTCGGCTCGAGCGCGGGGTTGAACTCGAGGTCGTCGTGGCGGACGTCCTCGTCGGCCGGGATTAGGGGTCGGTCAGCCATGCTTCACCTGCGTGTAAATCGGCCGGCGGAACGCGGCATTGTAGGTGGGCGCGTACACCGGAACGGTCGGCGCGCGCCGTATCCGCAGTGCCGCGGCCGCGCGCTGGCTCTCGGCGTAGGCCCACTCGCGCAGCGCCTCTTCTTTGTGCCACTGCTCGCGCGCCCTGGCCGCACGCAGCGCCAGCTCGCGCTCGCGCTCGGCGGCGCGCGCCGCGCGCAGCGGCGCCATGGCGAGCCACTGGCGCTCCCTCTCGAGCTGGCGCTCGATCGCCGCCTCGCGCTCGCGCGCCTCGCGCACCTCGTCCTCCCAGGCGCGCTCGCGCGCGAGGCGGCGCCGCTCGGCGGCTGCGGCCTTCTCGGCCTTCTTGACCGCGATCTTTGCCGCCTCGGCCGCCGCGGCCTCTTCCTCGCGCTGCCAGTCGGGGACGTAGAGATTGCGGTGGGCCTGCGAGCGCCAGCGCGCGCCGTGCGGGTTCTCGAGCCACTTGGCGCGGACCGGGTGCTGGAGGCGGCGCAGGCCCTTGCAGGCGATCTGCATCGCGCGGTTGCCGGTGACGCCGAACTTCTCGCCGATCTCTCGCAGCGTGTGCGGCTCGCAGCCGACCCCGTAGTTCAGACGAATGACGCGGGCCTCGCGCGCCGGCAGCGTGTCGATCAGCCGGTGCAGCGTGTAGGCGTCCTCGCGCGCGATCATTGTCGCTTCGGGCGTCGGGTTCTCGGGCGGGTCATAGAGCGGTGCACTCTCGGCCAGCAGCGCGTGCTCCTGCGCGTAGTGGTTCGGCTGGCGAATGAACGGGACCTCGTGCTTGCGGCGGCGCTTGCCGCCGCGGCGGAACTTCTTGTTCCAGCGCGCGCGCTCGCGCAGGGCCTTGGCATTGAGGCCGGGGCGCCTCATAGCCGCGCCCTCGCCGGGTCGCTCGGGGGCGGAATGACCCACGTCGATGGGATACGCGGCGGTAGCTTGATGATGCGCGCGGGCGCACTGCGCCAGCTCAGCGCGAGATAGCGAAACGCATCCGCAGGATGGCTCGTCCAATCGTGTACGGCACTCGCACGGAACGCCTTCTTGTCATCGTCCCACTCGCGCCGGTACTGCTCCAGAGCCGATATACCGCCATCCTCAGTGCGGGGGTGAAATACGCAGTGCGGGAGCGTGCGCCTGGCCGCATTGATGCCGTCCTC